GTTACTTCTTTTACGATTGATATAACCGCTCATGGTATAAATATTAATTCAGTATCCTCAATTACAACATCAGCAGGTGTACCTATTCCGATAGGTGCTCCCCAGTCTACATACCTAGGGAATTATCCAACGGTTACAATTGATGGAGTATTACTATTTTTCACTATAACTAATAACAAGTTAACGTTTTACCCAGTAAATCAAGACGGGATTACCAAGATTGATTTGGATGATACGTATATTTATACATAAAACTGAGCATTCCTAATTGATTATGCAGAAATGGAAACAGAATGAAGCTCCAGTGTCTCATTTCTTGATGAATGGTGGAGTACTTCATGTAGATGATCAGGATGCATTCCTATTTGATTATCTTCATGAGCTTCTGAAGCGTAACAAGATGTACATAGTCGAGAAGAGGACTGAACAATTTAAATTTTTTGTAGATCTCGATTACAAATCAGACGCAGAGTTGTGCTCGATGAATATCATTGATCTTGCTCATGGCCTGAATCAAATCACCAAGAATAAGTGTTATATTGCCCGAACAGATATTCGTAAAGTTGGTGATCAAATCAAGACGGGTGTTCATTTTCACTGGCCAGACTTGATTGTGACAAAACAAGAAGCTTTAAAGCTCAGAAATCAGATGATTATCAAGTTTCCGGAATATGCAGACTCGATAGATGAGTCTGTATATACAGGATCGGGTCTAAGAATGATTTGGTCGTACAAGATGCCAGAGGGAAATCCATACATACCCTGGAAGTCTGTAACAGTATCTGGCATAGCTGAACATTTGCCAAAGGATCCGTTATTGGAGACTCTGAAGATATTTACGATTCGAGTTCCCGATTCTACAGACGGGACTTTGATTGTGCATGTGGATTCATCTCCACTTGAGGCTTTCATAAACAGATATATCCCTGGTCAAGAGCGAGCCAGAATACTCAAACTCTTTGTTACAAGAGATGGTGAGTCTATCGGTGCTCAGACTGATTCAAAGTTTTGTTCTCATATAGGGCGGTGTCATTTGCGCAATCACATATGGTTCTGGATCAAGAATGATACTCTGAGACAGATGTGTCTCGATTCAGACTGTAAGAACTATCAGGGTAAAGAATATCAAATTCCACCGTCGATAAAAAATAAGCTAATAATATAGGAAATGAAGTTTGCATCAGTTAAACTTCCTACAAATCCACGTCTAAAGGTGTAACCGCTCAAGATCTAAATGTCATAAAGACTTCAATAAGTCTAATATTTCCAAGCATTTCAGCCGAGCTCGGCTCGTACCCTGACTAGGGAACCAATTGAACAATTTGAGGTTATTCAGTATGTTATTTAAAGAATTCGTTTATATACCTCTTAATGATTACCCGTTCTGGACGAGTTTCAAAGCCACCCCTGCGCTACGAGCCTATTGAAAAGGTGGAGGATGATTTCAAGGATGAGGATTACGACTCTGACGACTCTGGTGGTGAGGATGTTGAGGATGGATCCGATGAAGAGGATGATGGTTCAGACTTGGACTCGTTCATTGATGATGACACAGAGCCGGACGAGTCAGGGGCTGAGGAGGACTGACGTCTCTCTTCGATAATATCAAGCACCTTGAGATCTGCTAGCCGAACAAGATCCTTCTCCTCCTTGTCTGGAAACTCGATACGAAGCTGAGTGAGTATCTCGGCAGGGTGAGGAATGGGTGCAACGTCAGGCTTGGTATAATACTTGGAAAACTCGTCTGAAGGATCGATGTATGGTGTGTCTGAACCCTCAATTGGCTTGGCCATCATATCGCGTTTTCGCTTCTCAAACATTGCTGCAGCTGCTCTGCGATTCTCGTGATACTTTGTGAAAATCTCCTCAAGCTTCTCTTCTACGTAATGAACATCTGATATGCTACTCTTATCGGGAGGGATAAGAGCCCATGTGCAAGTCTCGACAACCATAATGTCGAAAGTTGCATCCTCCTTCTGCAGACGAGCTGCGTGATTCTTTGCATCATCAAGTGTTCCGTGACAGCTGTAAATCTTGAGACCAAGCTTATCAGCCTTCTGGGGCTGCTCTGGCCCTACGATTGAAATCAGTGCATAACTTTGCCCAGGTAGACTAAGGTAAGTACGTTCAAGTGCCATATCTAAGGAGTATAGAGCCTATACCTTTAAGTATGGATAAGTTGAGGAAGTTGCACAATAGTGCCAAGCGAGAGATGATTACGACTCTCGTAAACAAGGGTGACATAGTTCTGGATGTTGGGTGTGGTCGAGGAGGTGATTTGCACAAATGGGCAGCTACTGGCTGTTTTCTATTTGCATGTGACCCAGATATCGAATCAGTCAATGAGGCTCAGAATCGGGGACTTCAGTACTCAGAGTGGTGTAGAATTTTTCATGGAGATGTTTTAAACTTTTCAGATGTCATATGTGATGCTATATGTTACAACTTTTCTTTACAGTACATTTTCAAAGACAATCAGACACTGCGTTCAAGCCTCAAATCTATAGCTGAACACATCAAGCCCGGAGGTTTGTTCTTTGGTGTTGTTCCAGATGCAAATCGTATCCTGCCTCTCCCTGAGAAGTGGACTGACAAGTTGGGAAATACGATTGAGCATGGTAGCTTTTGCAAGAATAATAGAAAAACTGGAAATATGATCATCGTCAAGATGTCGGATGGTCCATATTACAAGAATGGAGCAATTCCCGAACCCCTGTGTTACAATGACATTTTGATCAAAGAGGCTTCGGAGTGGTTTGAGCTTCAGGCTTGGACAAAAATGATACCTGAAACAACTGGGCTCATTTCAGATATTTATTCCAAGTTTATTTTTCGTCGCGTATAATAATGAACCCAGCTGTGTTTGGAATTCCGTTCGCAGCAATGGTAATGTCCATACAGAGATCCGATACAATGACGGAACTGATGCGCAGATATGACTTGCTTCGAGCCGAACTGATTGAGCTAGATGAGTTCCCAGAGCTTTGGACAAAGGGAACTATAACAGGTATGGCGGAGATTTCTCCAGATGGAGTTGGCTATAACATAGGAAAGGGGTATGAGATTTTTGTATGCACTAAAGGCCCTTTAAATAGTGTAATGCATGTATTTCTTCACGAGTTGGCTCACAATACAGTGAATGAATACGATCACACTGATCGGTTTTGGGACAACTTGGCCCGAATCAAAATTATTGCAGTAAATATAGGAATTTACCAACCAATTGGTAGTCACGTTCCATTTTGCGATGCTACAATAGGCGACTAGTTGCCATGAAGACTGTCGCCACTAGAACCACCACAAAGACATAGGGCATTGGTCCATGCCCTGCAAAGTGAGGAGCAAACTTGGTCAGTGGCATCTGAACAATTGGAGAAAAGACGACAACTGCTAGAACACCAGCCAGAAGTGAAGCCTTGAGGGTTGAATCCGTAGTATCCTTCATTGGGGGGGGTGGAGTAGGCTTGGGTGGTGAAGGTTTTGCATAAACCTGCTTTGGAAGAGGAGCTGCCGGCTTTGGAGGAGGAGCCACCTTTTCGATAGGGGTTCCATCTTCCTCATCCCCCTTTACTGGCTCGGGCGCCTTGGGAGCCTTGGGTGGCTCGGGCGCCTTGGGTGGCTCGGGCGCCTTGGGGAGCTCTACAACCTCAACTCCTCCACGCAGACGCAGAACGAGATGAATCGTAGACTCCTTCTGAATGTTGTAATCAGCCATCGTCCGCTCATCCTCTAGCTGCTTGCCTGCAAAGATGAGACGCTGCTGATCAGGTGGAATACCCTCCTTGTCCTGAATCTTGGCCTTGACGTTTGCAATAGTATCAGATGACTCAATCTCGAGTGTGATAGTCTTGCCAGTGAGAGTCTTTACAAAAATCTGCATTATAGTAATGTAGCATTTTAAAACTTTAACTCTTTACCGCATAATATTTCTGTGTCATTAATAATGAAGCACGATATATTGCTTATACTCATTATTATTGTGCTACTTTTTCGAACGCCTTCAGTTCAGCAAAGCACAACTCCAGTTCAGCAATGTACACCTCCAGTTCAGCACTTCACTGGAGAAGTATTGGCTTCTCCAACAACAAATCAGCCACCTTTGTTTGATATGACCTATGCAGTTGTTATTGATTCCGGTGAAGTTATCGCTATAAATATCAAATATGATTCTTGGCAGAATAATTTAAGAGCTAATCAAGCGAAGTTTATTGCAGCACTGGCTTACACACTAAACATTCCACAATCTTTTATTCAAATCTCTAATGAGCAATCTTCCACTTTCGGAACAACATTACTATACCTCGACTTTGTTTTACCGCCAATTATTCTACCTTCAGAAATTACTTCTTATGATACCAGCCCCAATCCTACATTTAATACAGATCCTAATGGAACATACCCAACGATGATGTATTGTAAAATAGCTTCTTTGTTTTCAGACCCTGTTAAAGTTCAACAATATTTTGACAGTATTAAAACTCCATCAGCGTATTATGCTTGTGCCACAACTGGAGACGTTGCGTGTTGTGAGCCATATTTCTCCTCACCAGAGGTTGGCACGGGATGCACAAATCAAACCCTACAACAAGCACTCCTAGATGTTGGATTTAGACAGGGGACTCTGTTGTTTTACAATGATCAACTTTCCGGGAACCTTGTTCAATCTCCTTAGTGTGCATAATTCTTCCGGTGAAAGTTCCACATTGCGGGGCTCCCAATCTTAAAGTTTGACCGTAGTGAAGCCTTGTAAAAGAATATTCTGTCTTCAATCTTGCTCGAGAGACTGGTATTGTCAATCACTAGACACTCGTAATTCTCTGTACAGTGGTCATAGAGCTCTTTGAAAATCTTGAACGTTGATACTACACCACCAAAGAAATGTTCGTAAAGTCTCTGAAGATTCTTGAGGCTCGAATCAGTCTTGAGTACAAATACATAGTCACCTTGCCCTCTGATGCTTGCGTCAAGTCCTAGACAATCCTGCATAGTCACCATGAATAATACTTTCCAGTGACGACCATTGAAGAAGAGTTCCCTGACGCACTTTTCTCTCATGTAGGACCTATCAAACATCAAGTCATCCAAGAGTAGAAAGACGGGACTGGCAGTTCCATTCTTGATTAGGATATTCTTTTGACGTTCTATAATCTTTTCAATTGTACCCTTGTTAAATTCTCCATGGATAAAGAGATCTGGCACAAAACTCTTGTAATGATGATTCCCCTCCTCGGTTCCACTCATAACAACGCCTACTGGGATGTGTTTCTTGTACCATAGTATATCTGTAACGAGTGTTGATTTACCCGATCTTCTTCGACCTATAAATACACACGTACTGTCATCCTTGATTCGTCTAGGATCAAATTTCTTGATCTGGAGATTCATCCCTACTATTTATACTATTTAAACACAGCTCGGCTCACGCAATATAAAGACTCTTCTTTTAATAAAGCTATGCAGGACTTTATAGACTCTGCGATGGATATTTTCATTCCAGTTTACGAATCAGCTATAATACTTGCAGGTCACTATTCCAAGGCGTGTGGGCGCACTTCAATAACATCAACTGATGTTCAATATGGATTTAGATATGCAGCACGTAATGTTACAGGGAAGCAGATTGGCACCCTCTTTCCAGAATTAGAGGACTCTGACGAAGAGGAAGAGGAAGAGGCTGACGAAGAGGAACTATTTAGTAGATATGAAGGAACTGATGAGTTTATTCTCAAGATGAATGAGTGCTATGACACATGGGATTCTTGGGAACCCGAGACTCCTGCCGAGAAGTCTATAAAAAAATCCATAGATACAGCAGATGCTAAGAAGTAAAAGAATTTATTATTGGCCTCTCGAAGATAAGAAGAAGATTATAATCGAAGATGAACCAGAGATTAAACTAATCAAAGATTTTAAGAATGTTATTAAACAGGAAGAAAATCTTGATTAGTATAAGATGAGCACAGTATCTACTGCAACCGGAGATGATCTTCGGGGTATTGCTAGCGGTGTTGCTTTTGCAGCAGCCTACACATGGATTGACGCATTCAAGAGAATACTTAATAAAGTAATGCCAGGTGATCATGAGACCATTATATATTACGTTATCAGTGCACTTTTGGCTACATTTCTAGCCTTTATAATTTTCTACTTAATTCGTAAAGAGTCTAAGAGGAGACAAAAAAAAGCCGGTAACCAATAGCAACAAGGATTGCAACTATAATGTAATACGAATACCTTGGTATAGAGAATTGATTCGGTCTTGAATAAGTAGATACGGGTATCTGTGGCGTTGGAATAGCTGCAGGAGCTGATACAGGAGATGCTACAGGAAGAACACACGTGAATCTCAATGTGAGATATGTTCTGTCTAAATCCACGAGGGCTTTGCCATCCTGATCATATAGGGAAACCGAAAGAGTTGAGATTGAATCCTTCGGTTTGTCATATACTATGTTGGCATCCCAGTATGTTCCAGGTGTAAATGTGGTTCTTGGATAGCTCTGAGGGTTCCAAGAAACAATTGCACTTTTGAGGTGTGAATCTTCAAACGTCTGACCAATTTGCATCGTTTGACTTGTTGATCCTGTGACCAAGTTGTTGTTTGTCTGATTCATAATAGGATTTGATGCTGTAGTTTGAATGTAAGAATCAAACTTATCCTTGAGTTTTGCAACTCTTTTGTTAAATCTGTTATCTGATAGTTCATCTATATATACATATACAGCACTGACATTGGATGAAACTGAAACAGATGCTTTCAAAACTTCGACTTTGGAAATGTTTACAAGGCTAAATGTCCCAGACAAATCAACAGTAAATATAGTATTCTGCGTCGCCTGAGTACTATCTATGCTGATTGTATACGCCTGCATATACTATCATCTACTTTTTTAGTGGAGCATACTTGTTGGCCTTGCCATTCATTGCGTATGGTGCTGGTCCACCCTTGCCAACCTGTAGACCATATTTGCTCATCGTTGCCTTGCCATTCATTGCGTATGGTGCTGGTCCACCCTTGCCAACCTGTAGACCATATGGTTCAGCCATCATTGGTGCAGCTGGAGATTCAGCCATCATAGACTCCTCATATCTACGGCGTCTGTATGGCATTGGTGCAGCTGGAGATTCATCCATCATTGGTGCAGCTGGAGATTCAGCCATCATAGACTCCTCATATCTACGGCGTCTGTATGGCATTGGTGCAGGTGCTGCGTTACGAGATGCATACTTTGCTGGGCAAGCGGTGCACTGGCTTGGCTGCATGTACATGAAAAGGAAGATTACTACTGCGATGATTATAATTGTCTTTGAGTCGACTGCCATTTACTAATGCTCGATATTTTATTTTTGTGCGTTAAAGGTTTTAGGTTCCTTTCTTACAAAGTTTTATATGACGGACATTGTTCTGACTAAAGACCAGTCGCTTACTATGGATATGGACCCCGAAGAACGTGCCCTACTGGATGAGATTGAGCTCAAGCCTCAACCTAGGAGGCATCCTGCCCCCCCTCGCCATGAGCAGCCTAACCTGGATGTTTTTACAAATCCAGGGAAGAGAGTCTCTTTCCAGAAGGATGGTCCACCACCACCTTCTGATTATGGAGACGAAGATATGGATGAAGAGGGATACTATGATGATCAGGGACCTCCTCCTGGTCCACAGCCATCTGCTGGTTACACATCCATTGAGGATGAAAAGGCGGACCTCCTGAACAAGTTGGCTCGGCTGGAGAAGAAAGGATTCAAGACGTCTGGAAAACTCAATGCCTATTCCGAGATTGAGCAGATTCGAACCGAATACAAGCGTATCATGTATCAGATAGAGTCGGACCAAGGGATTAAGTTTGCTAGACGTGTTCTTATGGCTTGTGTAACTGGAATCGAATTTGTCAACAAAAAGTATGATCCGTTCGATGTTCAGCTTGATGGTTGGTCTGAGAATATGATGGAAAATATTGACGATTACGACACTGTATTCGAGGAGCTTCACGCCAAATACAAGGATAAGATTGCAGTTGCACCAGAGATTAAGCTGATAATGATGATGGGTGGATCAGCAATGATGTTCCATCTGACCAAGTCCATGTTCAAGAGTGTCGATACAAATAAGGTGATGAGAGACAATCCAGACTTGGTGAAGAATATGATGGATGCTGTAAAGAAATCACAGGGTGCCCCCTCTTCACCTCAGCAAGATCAGAGTGGTCGTCGCGAGATGAGAGGTCCAGGTATTGACATTGGTTCGATGATGGGGGGATTTATGCCCCCCCCTCCACCTACAAACACGCGCCCAGTCTTCAGAGAGGATGTTACTCCAGTAGCATCTGAGATTGATGACGTGTCGGACATTGTATCAGTAAACTCCGATACCAAAGATCTTACTATAAAGACTGGTAAAAAGAAGACGTCCAAGAAGAAGGAGGTTACAATTTAATCTCTGTAAACATCAATGAAGGTAACTCTTAAACCGTTATATAAAGCACCTGAGGTCCTTCCTCAGCCTCCTCCAGTAGAACGGTACGATGACGAATATAATTTCATATTCATAGAAGATGATACAAACTATTTTTTGATGATTTTCATATTTAGTGTTATAGGTCTTGCACTACTTGATGGTCTTAAATAGACACTCGGATGCAGATGATGGTTCCCCGCAATCGAAACCAGATTGCTGATACATGGCTAAGCGTTTCTTCCACATACCAAAGAGGACGCTCCATTTATCAACAATGTCATAGATTACAGGTGTATGTGCACCTCTGAGAATTCTCCCAACAGCCTGCTTCACATCAGAATGCGGGCTTGCCAGAATGATTGTATCAAGTGCAGGAATATCCAATCCTTCATGCGCCTGACTAAATGTAGCCACAATGACTCTGGCTCGACTAGAAATCTCGAGATCCTTTTCGTTCATACCACCAATATACAGGGCTGAATCAGGCACCTCAGACTGTAGATAGAAACAATGCCCTCTCCGGTCGGTCAATACTAGAATCTTTCTTAGAGGATTATCCCGGATGATTTTGAGGATGAGTTCATTCCTGGAGGGTATTTCGCACAGGACAGTCACCATCTCAACAACTGACAATTGCCCGATTCGATTCACGGGTGGGGGTTTCTTGAATTCGTCACAGGTAAACTCGATCCGATTCACTTTTACGTGCGCCTGATTAGTTCTTTCGAGAACAAAGAATGGTGGACCCAAGAACCAGTACAGTAGACGAGTAAGGCCATCCTTTCTTTCGGGCGTAGCCGTGAGTCCAAGCGTGTACTTGGGACACAACTTGAACATGAATTGTGAAAATGCTGGAGCTCCGATGTGATGAGCCTCATCTACAATAAGAAGACCTATAGAATCAAACGTACCAATAGGATGTTCTCGCTGACACATTGTCTGAATCATGCCAATAACAAAGTCGTGTTCGAGTTCACACTTATCACCTTGAACCAGACCGACTGTAGCTCCCGGACAGAATTGCCCAATTCTTTCTCGCCACTGATTAGCCAAAAACTCTTTGTGAACTATGATGAGTGTTCTAAGACCAAGGGTTGCTGCAATTGCAAGTGCCATGGTTGTTTTTCCTCCGCCACAATAGACCGAAAGTACTCCACCACTCGGCGAAGCCATGAAGGCTTGATGGGCTTCTCTCTGAAAGTCTCGGAGTCTTCCATTGAAAAGTATCCTCGATAATTTTGGTTCCGGCCTCCGGTCTTCGGGTATACCGAAACGTTCTTTTCCGAAATATCTTGGTATGCACATCTTACCCTTATCGGCCCTAAAGACTTTGAAACTAGGTGGTCGAATTCCGACAGCATTTTCTATTCCTCTAACAGTGAGCTCTTTTTTTAATTCTGAATCCTCCTTTACGATGTATCCTGTGCGACTCAGCATATTTACTCAGTGCTTAGCTCCTTTAGTACTTTAAAATTTTCACCATCCCAGAATCTCAAATGAATAGTAGCCTGAACTTCATCTCCAACCCTGAGCTCTTGGATCGTTCTTAGACCTGAGACTTGACACATGACTCTGTTGTATCTCCACGGAATCTTAATACGTTCACCATCTAGATCGATATACTTTCTACCTCCAAGGTCATAGAATTCTCTTGTTAAGATGGCCATGTTATCATATCATTATTTTTTGTGTCATCTTTAACATCAAAATCGTGTAGGCATCCATCTCCACCTCCTGGGCAGCAATTATTCTTGGCGATACCGAGACAACTATCAGCCATTCGATACAAATCTAGACCAATTACTTGTTCACCAATAAATGCTTCAATTTTACCTCCCCATTTTCGTGCGCAATCATGAAGCTTCACATCGTTTATTTCATCGTGAACCTTCTCACTTGTTGTTGTTCCTAGACCCATTACTCGGCAAAAATCTGGAGTAGCCTCGCAATTTCCGGTTGATCGATCATACTTATAATATGCAGTTCCGTGCATCTTTCCTGGTTTGATTCCAAAATATTCAGTTATATGAACTGGTTGATTACAGGCCTTGTGCATAACAGGTGATTGTAGAGTGCATGCACCAGTCAGTTGCTCTGGCAGATTGTAATGATACGAGTCAATCTTACCATGTTTACTAATTTTGACTGGTGTATTTTCGAAATATTTTCTCCCTCTCCACTCTGTGTATAGTGAGTCTGGTTTTGAGAGACCAACCCCCGGAATCCATTTGGCTGCATCGTGACAGGATGATTCATCGACATATGTACAAACCTTTTTAAATGGCCCTGTCTGTCCTACTACATTTGGATCAAATACAGTCCCGTGATTATCTATACATAGCTTGTCATATGCCATATCAAATAGTTTATCATACATATCAGGTGGAATTGCATCTAGACCATAGAATAACAACTCCTCAACATCATAGTCTTCACCCATGCTCATCACGATAAATGTCATTAACTCAGTCATGAATTCACTTTCATCATCTGTACTTATCAACATTTCCATCATGGTAGTTGTAAGTTCCAACTGTAAAGTGCCATTTGAATCCATAATACTTAGAGGTCCTACAATCTCTGGCCAAAATGTCCCAGTCAGTTTATTAGCTGCTATGTATTCAAGAGCAAGAGTCTCATCTATATCCTTTCTTTGTTTGAGCCATTCTTCTGTAGATGTACTATTAAGCCAACCTCCGACATCAAAATAGTCGACAATCATACTTCCGGCAAAGGATACATCCAAGAACCAACCAATAGGATCTACAGATTCAGCAACCATCTTTTCAGCCCTCTCAGCCAATTTTGTAGCAACTTCGTGATCTACACCTTCCACCCCCATTTTCTTGGCAGCTTCTTCAATTGCATCGGCTGAAAACTTGTTCGCCTCCTCCTCTGAAAGTGTTACACCCTCCCTATTTGCCTTTTCAACTGCTAATTTCTTACTCTTGATACCGTGCATAAGCAAATCCTCAGTGAGAACCTTTGATTCATTAAACAAACTTCGGAATCTTGCAAAAACACTGCGCTGATGAAGATTTTTCTGATAAATCTTTGAGGATAATGATAAAGCCTTTCCAGGTCTCTTTGATGCAGCTTTTTTAACTGCCCCTGAGAATAGTTTGAGTGTCTCTTTGTCCGCCTTTGATAAGTTACCTACAAACAAGGTTTTCAGAGCACCTTTAATAGATTCATACGTGATATACCCCACTGCTAGCTTTTTAGCTAATTCAAAAATGCGATTAGTCGCTTCTTTCTCATCCTCTGTGATAACCTGACCATCAGTCTCGTCACCTGTCGATGATGTTTCTTCTCCAGTTGCTGTGTTGGATCCTTTCTTGTTAAGATACAAAATGAGTACGACAACTAGTATCATAAATAGTATACCAATTATTACAATCTGATAGACTTCCATCACTTGTTTATATAATGGGATATTATAAAAAACAGACCAAGACATGCTGCAAGTATTACTATACCAATGATGATCCACTTAACGATTGAATTTGTAACAGGCGAAATGGCATCAATTACACCTTTAAGTATATTCTTGGTTGTCCCTGTAAGTGCTGCTGCTATTGTCTCGTTCACCTGCATTTTACCTTTTGAACTTTGTGGAACTGTAACACTATTGTCAAATGTAATTTCTATTTTCGTTCTAGTCAAAACTTTAGTTATGATTGGATTCTCGAGTGTGGAAAGAACAGAATCATCAAATGAGACTGTGTCACCGACGCACGGTTTATAAAATTCTACTAGACCATTATTACAGACATCTGAAGCCAATGTACTAGGCAGCTTATAAGTAATTGTAAGCTTTTTTCCAGATTGTTCCACCCTTTCAACATTTACCTTGATTCCATTCGTGCACGACCAATAAAATCCTGTTCCTGCAGCAAGAACTGTAACCCCCAGACCCATATAAGTACTCTTAGGGCCTATCACTTTTGGGGCTTGTTCTTCAAGAGCCGTACCCAATTTTCCCTTGTCGTTACCAATTGTACCAAGTTCACTTTCTGCATCACCCTTAGCTTTTGCTGGATCATTCAAAAGTTTCTTTTCATTTTCCGAAATCTTATTACGTGTAGATTCCAAATCTTGTACAAATACTTTAGGATTTCGTTCGGATGCATGAGCCATAGCTCTTCCAGAAGTTAATGGAACTCGTCCTTCATGCTCCGCAAAATGTAATCCACTTCCAAGGAGTGATCTTGCACTTGGAAGTTCATGCTCAACTGCTCTACCGACTGCTCCTCGCCATGCCATTACTCTTTATTAAGATTAAATTCAGCACTGAGTTCATCTATGTTTCTATAGTATCTGGCAAGATCCTTGAGGAATCGGGCATCCTGTTTTCCTTCCGTCTTTACAATCCATGCGAGATTTGCTCGAGAGTATTTGGTCTGTACCTGATTCTCAGTGGGTTTCCTGGGCTTTGATTTCGTCTCTGTCGTTGTAGTGGGCTTGAATGACAAGGCTTGCATAACGGTATCTGCAAGATCATCCTTCTTTTTTGACTTGTCAAACTGTTCGAGCCACTCCGGATTCTCCTCCTCCAGAAATAGTCGACATCTCTCGACAGATGTCTTTTTTCGAAGTGTGTACTGAGCTCTCCCCGGCCCTACAACATCGGGAATCTTGTGCCTCGCATCCCAGATGGTTACATTCTTGTCGTGACACAAAAAGTATGCATGTAGGAAATGCTCGACAGATTTGATACCTTTATTCTTATCAGGCTGCTTCTCGATGATCACTTGCTTTACATCTGTGAAAAACTCTAGTCTATCGTCCATGTGCTTCTTCATACAAGGAAAGAGACCATCCTGATGCATAGGTGGAACCCCTGACACGTCCCAGTATTTAATCTTTTTTTGATCCATTACACACATTGCAAGATTCTTGATTCCGACATCTATGCTCAGCATTACTTATAGAGGACGGGCTCTCTATAAGTAATGACGACCCGAATTCTGTTTCTACCTACATTCAAGCCCGACTCTATTCGTACCTGCAATACGTGTAAGCATCAGACTCTGGATGGAAAGTGTCGTCTCTTTGGCAAGGTGAGTCTTGTTTCTGGAGCTATTTACTCTAATGCAGCTATGCTTACCCGAACCCCTGAGTTGTGCGGAGAGGAGGGTAAGTATTGGGAGTCTATGACTCGACAAGGGTTGCCAATTTCACCAAGGTAGGCTTGTTGAGCTTATCCAACAATCTGTACATTTGAGCTGCTGAAATCATTCGTGTATTTGATTCATTCCGTGTTGTCAACCTAGAGATTGCTCTGTGAAAATGCCCGAGTTTTTCATCAAAAACTTCACGGACATCTGGTTCGTTTGCATCTTCACCGAAATACATGTAGTAATAGTTTTGCATTATGAATTTTATGAGTCGATCTCTGGGCGCACTAGAATATCTCTCTTCATTAGTTGCATTCCTCTTTTGACTGTAACTTGTTCGGACATTGTTCAAGTTGTAATTGAAGCTAAATGTTTTTCGGTTTCCTAGATTCATAATGTCTCGTGGAACCTCTTTGCGAATCTCGGCAAGCATCACGGAACCATTCGGATTTTCGATTCTTCGAACCCGTGGTCTACCTCGGAAAGAACTCTTTGAATATATAGAACGCAAAGTATCATACCAACTACGAGTCATTTATTATAATTAAAGAAAATAAAGCTCTAGAGTATATGGTTTGGTGTTGGTGGTGCTGTCATCCTTTTGATGGGCCAGAGCTCCATATGCCTTTTAAATACGATGAACTTCGTCAAAAGTTTAGTACTCTAGGCATTTTTTGTTCATGGCCTTGTATGAAGGCTTATAATATAGACAAGTCTGGTCCAAAATATGGTGAATATCAGATGTACATCTCTCTTATGAGGAAACATGTCTATGGAAAGACTGAAGCATGTAGAATGGCTCCAAAACGACAGTGTCTCAAAGTGTTTGGTGGAACTATGGATATCGAACAATTCCGAGCAGGAAAGGATCCACCATTTATTCGTATGCCTAATGAAGCCTATATGATTTGTCTACCTACAGTTGAACAGGGGGTCCTGAGCCACACGAAAACATCAACCGTCAGTTTGAATAATAAGATGGATGCAGTCATGAATTCTTCAGGAAAGTCTGAACAATTGAAGCTGAAGAGGGCAAAACCTCTGCAGAGAGAGGAGAGTTCACTGGAAAAGTCTTTGGGAATCAAACGGAAAACCCTAAAAGAGTAATCTGTTTATGGGTCGGACGAGATTTTGGTGCATTTGCATTCGTGTGCCATTCAGTTCCTAGATGTGCCCTCCACTGAATTGAGAGTCTTTCTAGAGCCTTTCTACACAAAACACAAGGCAGACTTAGACCCGGACTTCCATCTGCTAAATTTCTCCAAACAATCATGTTACCATGCTTTCTATGGACCCAAGTTGCAAATTTATCGTGTCTAACCCCCTCACGACTCGCTTGCATCTTGAGTTTTGTAATCATCTTGCGCTCAGCGCAACATATGCAATCATTGGTCACATACGGGACACCAGGAGCCCGAAGGCTCCGTGCGGGCAATACGAGAACTCATGGAGCAGGATACAATCGGGTACATCTTGTATATTTAGAGTCTTAATTTTTTAAGTGATAATACTATATGTACAACTCACGAGTGAACAAGGCAATCCGCGAGGAGAATATCAACTTTTACCCAGAGAGCAACTTTATGAATCATGGATCTCTTAAGATTAACACACTCTTTATCAATGTTGTCAAGGCTAAGATGGAGGGAAACCTGAGTGATGATAACCTTGAAGATATGGAGGAGCTCTTCAAAGATAAGCTTGGTAAAAAGGCGGATCTGCTTGACTTTGTAGAGGGTCTGCGCTTTCCAGTCACACAAGAGTCTATTGATGCAGCTCTTGTAAAGTACCGAATTGAACATGGGCTATTTGATGATTACACACTGAATCGTCTCCTCAATGTAAACACAAACAACTCCAAGGTGAAATCAATCATAAGAGATCGTCTCTATGGTCACACGTTGACCAAGACTCAGCATGAGAAACTTGTCCGACGCCGAATCATCAAGAATGATGGAAGTTTCTATTGAGTGATGGTCCAGTGTTTTCCATCTCTACTCCAAACAACAGATATATTTTGTCCATTAAAATATCCTAAACCGATAATTATTAACTTATTGCTCGATAATTTTATTGTAAATGTATCATTTATAATATTACCAGTATTATCGACCCCGAGCATGTATGGTCCTATCGGATACTTACTATAATAAAACTGACCAGTCCCATTTCCAGAACATATATGCAATACGAAATTACTTCTAAAATAATCAATATCACTGTTAATCAATCCCCCCGTAAATAATGGGGTTGCATTTACATCGGTTACATTTAGATTTGACCAATTTATGCCATCTGTACTAACATATAGACCATATAGTCCCGTAGCAAAATAAGCCCCTTGCAGGAATTTAACACTGAAAATAGTTTCTTTTGATGGTATATTGCTTGATAAATTCCATATAGTTGTAGAACTTGGTAAAATATTTGTTACAGCTACATTATCATTATCGCCACCATCCTGCCATCCAGCAGCAGCAATCCCTGAATTACCATAGCACATATCAAGAATTTCAAAATTCCCATACGGAAATCCTGTCATCTGCCAGTTGACACCATCAATCGATTGCGCTCCATATGAATTATATACACTATACTGTGTATCAGCCAGATCCCCTACAGCCTGAAAGAATTGACTCACTGGGTCATATGTTACAAACCAAGATCCATAAGGGAATAATCCAGTTCCTGTCGTCCAAATTATTCCATCCGTACTCGTGGCCACTGACACATATCTTTCAATATCAGTTATTTGCCCATTTACATAATGTGTAGTGCCATTCCTCATCCAATGATCATAACCATTTGAAACAGCTACGAATAAGGGACCAGATTGAGTGTTTCCATAGGCAACAGAATTCCAGCCATACTGCTGTAGAGGACCATATTGTACCGGGAGACCGTTATTTGTAGGACTAGTATATTCCCATTTAGTCCCATCTGAACTGTAACCAGATACTGCCGTACAACCAGGTAATCTTGGGATCCCAACAGTTACCCATATTTGAAGTTCCGGTGAATAGACTCCTCTACTCCAATGAGCATCTGTTGGTAATGAATACTTTTCTATCTGATATCCATTATTCCTGTTTTGAAGTATGATCATTAGAACAAATATAAATAAAAGCATATATATGAGCTTCATCTATTCCATATCAAGATTAAAATTTGTGCCCCTCTGAAACACAGGTGATGAGCTGTGAGTAGGTAAACATGTCTGTTCGAGTTCACGTACGTAACCACTTTCAGGGGCTCTTCCCTGATGGTGTCTATGCAAGCAATCTCGAAAAGTGCATTCTTAACAAAACCTTCAGGCATGCAAATGACAGTAAGATTCCAACCACATTCGAGTCTGCAACCTTTTTGTCATTCTACAAGTCTATTGCGATGGGTCTGATGAATAACTTCAAACGCAACCCTGGACTTGTCGAAGATTATCGCACAGGTAAAATTCCAAAGAATATATTCAGTGTCGAGCCAGATATACTCGAGCCCAAGGGATTGTATTCACAGACTAAATTCAAGCTTCGGAGAATAGAACTACAGATTGAAGAAACTAAAAGACAGAATGAAGATTATGAAGGGATGTTCAAGTGTGGCAAGTGCAAGTCGAAGAAGACGGACTATTACCAGCTGCAGACACGCTCAGCAGATGAGCCAATGACGACATATGTCACCTGTATGGCGTGTGGGAATAGATGGAAATGCTAAAAACAATCTTTTCCAAGACTTGTATATATGTTATCACCAACATGCCATAAAAAGGTGTTAAATGGATCGGTTCCTAAGAATGGTGCGAGTGGTTTTAGACCTGGATCTTTTTCATTGATAAGAAAAGTCAATAATGAAGTTTCTGTTGTTACTGCCAATAATGAAGAAATCCATGAACATACATCTGTAGTACGGTTAATATTGTTAAAATATGCATTGTGTTGTGCTATAAATTGGCGAACAGATGATTCGTAAAGTTGATTAGAAGCAGGGTTTTTTAGAATTCGGACATGTTCAGGAGATGAAACATAACTCTTACTTAGCGCACCCAGATAATTATCCATTGTTATTTTATAATTTGTAAGTAATTTGTTTGACTTTGGAACGGAAACTAGTTCTGGAAGTGGAGGTCCCTGGATCAGACTGTATTTTATGGGTGCATATGTAGATGGTCTAAGATATAGAAAAAGAACTATCAACATCAAAATAACCAAAACATGGTTTTTCTTCATTTGTTATATGTTGAGATAATATTAACATTTGCCTCCTAAACTTGTATTTAGGTCGGTGACGAGAGATAATATCTTGTTATCAGTTCCTAAGAATGGAACGAGTGGTTTCATACCTGGATCATTGATCATAAAGGCAAGAAGAACAGAATCGTGACCTACGGCTACTAGTGAATAAATCCATGAACATACGTCAGTAGTGGATTTGGCTTTAAAATACGCATTATGTTGTGTTATAAAATTGCGAACAACTGTAGAAGTATTACTAATAGTTGCATCGGAATTTTGTACATATGCGATATTTTGAGCTGATGTAACATAACTCTTCTCTAAAGCGTCTATATACTTTTCCATTGCGTTTCTATAATTTGTAAGCAATTTGTTCGACTTTGGTACGGGAGCTAGTTCTGGAAGTTTACCCCCCTGAATAAGTTTGTATTTTATGGGTACTACTGGAGGAGGAG